GTGAAGCAGTTGGGCGAGGTGAGACTTTTTCGCACTGTCATGCTTCCGAATTGGCCTTCTGGCCTAAGTCTACAGCAGAAGAAATCTGGAATGGCCTGTCTCAGGCAGTGCCTAACGCCAAAGGCACAGCTATCTTTATTGAAAGCACAGCCAATGGTGTCTCAGGCATCTTTTATGACCTCTGGAAAGGGGCTGTAGCTGGTGAAAACGGTTATGTACCAGTGTTTATCCCTTGGTTCACTGACCCAGAATACCGTGAACCAGTGTCCAAAGGCTTCAAACGCACTCCAGAAGAAAAAGAATTAGCGAAGAAGTACAAACTGGACAACGAACAGCTAATGTTTAGGCGTAGGAAGATTGCTCAGAACGGAATGGAGTTATTTCAGCAGGAATACCCTTCATATCCAGACGAAGCGTTCCTGACGACTGGACGCCCAGTGTTCAACCCAGCACAGCTGCAAGACGCACTGACGGAAGCACGAGACATTGACCAGAAACTAGCCTTAGAAGGCGAAGAATGGGTCAACCATCCTCGCGGCGAACTTCAAACTTACCGGAAACATGATTCAGGAGAACGATATGTCATTGGTGCAGACGTTGCTATGGGAGTTAGGGGAGGAGACTGGTCGGTCGCACAAGTTTTGGATAGCAAGAAACGCCAAGTTGCAACGTGGCGTGGGCAAGTACATCCAGACTATTTTGCAGAAATCCTGCGAGAACTTGGGAACTACTACAACGAGGCTTTTGTCATCGTTGAAAACAATTCCCACGGTATTCTCACGGCTACAAGGCTTGGAAAAGACTATGCGTACCCAAACTTCTTCACTGAAGTCCAAATTGACAAGCTGACAGATAAGGAAACTACGAAGCTTGGATTTACGACTACCAGCAAAACTAAGCCTCTAATCATTGACGAGCTTCGAGCCGCAATGCGTGAAGGCGAGTTGGAATTAAACGACAAAAACACCATCCGCGAAATGCTGACCTACATCGTGACCCAATCTGGGGCGATGGAAGCAGAGCAAGGCTGTTTTGACGATTGCGTCATGAGCCTCGCCCTAGCAAATCACGTCCACGAAGGGGCGTGGGAACCAGTGGAGACACCAAATGACCTCTATGTGGAAATGATATAAACATGGCTAAAATCGAAGACTACAAAGAACTAAGCGATAGCGAAATCGTTACCATCGTAGAGAATAACATCAAGATGAGCGTTGGTTACTACGATAGTGACCTATCGCGTGAAAGACAGCGAGTTACCCAGTACCTAAACGGTACGCTGCCTAAACCAGCGCATGACGGAAACAGCAAGTACGTCTCACAGACTGTGTTTGACGCAGTATCTAGTATGTCAGCTGCACTCTTGGAAACCTTTAGTGCTGGCAACAAAATCTGCAAATTTACCCCGCAAGGGCCAGAAGATGTCCAAATGGCTGAAGTCTGTTCTGCTTACACAGATTATGTACTTCACCGTCAAAACAACTTCTTTGATATCGCTCGTGACGTAATTCACGATGGCCTTACATCTCGTGTAGGCGTTGCAAAAGTGTTCTGGGACACCAGAAGTGAAGAAGACATTGAGGAATTTGAGAACATAACTCAAGACGAACTGGATATGTTGCTTGCGTCAGACGAAGCAATCGAACTGGTAGACAGCGAAACTGACGCTTTAGGCATGGTTTCAGGCACTATCAGCAAGACCAGAGATACAAGCCAAGTTTGTATTGAGAGCATCCCGCCAGAACAGTTCCTGATTGAGCCACAGGCAAAAAGCCTAGATACAGTCAAATTTTGCGCACATCGTGTACCGAAGACCATTTCAGAACTTCGTGAGTTATATGATGACGACCTAATCGACAAGATTGGTGACCATGAAGACATCCAGCTTGAAACTGACCCTGAAGTCTTAGCGCGAAACGAAGATATTGGCGCCGACCGTGGTTTTAACGCTACTGGTTACCAAGACCAAGTTAGAACAATCTTGGTTTACGAGGCGTACATACTTCTCGACTGCGATGGCACAGGCATAGCCAAGCTACAGCGTGTGGTAAAAGCCGGAAACGTGCTTTTGGAAAAGGAAGAAGTGAAACGAAGACCGTTCATCACTTTCTGCCCTTTGCCTATCCCGCATACGTTCTACGGCTCTAACTTTGCAGAAAAGCTGATTTCAACTCAGAACGCAAAGACCGTACTTACTCGTTCAATTCTTGACCATACAGTCATCACCAACAACCCACGTTACATGGTGGTCAAAGGTGGCCTGACAAACCCACGAGAACTTATTGATAACAGAGTAGGCGGGTTGGTCAACGTAACTCGCCCTGATGCCGTCAGCCCGATGCCACAAGGCTCGATGAATCCGTTTGTATTCCAAACGATCCAGCTATTGGACGAAGACTTGGAAAACAACACTGGTGTCAGCAAGCTGTCCCAAGGTTTGGACAAAAACGCTGTAAGTCAGCAAAATTCAGCCCAGTTGGTTGAACAGCTGGCTACAATGAGCCAGCAACGGCAGAAAATCATCGCTCGTAACTTCGCTAATCAGTTCGTGAAGCCGCTATTCTTTGAAGCGTACAGACTTTGCGTTGAAAATGAAGACCAAGAAAAGATAGTCGAACTATCTGGTAACTATGTCGGCATCAACCCAAGCACTTGGGACGAAAAGCGTGACGTAATGGTCGAATTGCGTCTTGGATATGGTGAACAAGAGAAAGAAGCGCAAAAGCTACTCTCAGTTCATGCCCTATTCAGCCAAGACCCAACAATTGCTCCGCTTTACGGAATGGAAAACAAATTTAGGATGCTCAAGGCTGTCCTAGAACAGCAAGGCATCCTTAATGTGGAAGACTACCTGACAAACCCAGAACAACTTCCACCACCACAGCCAGACCCAGCTGCCGAAATGCAGCAACAGATGGCTATGAAGCAGATTGAACTTCAGGAGCGTCAGACAGCAGTCGCAGAACAGCGGCTTCAGCTGGATATGATGCAAGCACAAGCCAAGATCGAAACAGATCAAATGAAGGCGCAAGCATCACACGCCCTTCAGTCTGACAACCAAGATTTGAAGGAAGCACAGTTCCAACACAAGGTCGAAATCGACCGTGGCGAACTGGAAATCTTACGAAAGCAATCAACAGATGTCCGGGGCATTGCAAGCCCAACCGGATAAGGAGAAACAATGCAAGACGAACAAAAAGAAGAGCAACTTTGCAGATTGGGCGATGAGGCTGATGTCTTACTGAAGACTGACGCCTTTAACCTGACTGTGAACCAGCTAGTAGACAGCAGTTTCCAAGCGTTCTGTAACTCTAAACCAGAGGATAAAGACGCTAGGGAACGCTCCTACGCCCACTACAGAGCCTTGGTAGACATCGTATCGACCCTACAACAGCGGGTCAGTGTACGCGATGAAATCCAAGCCAAGGTCGCTGCTAACGATAACAACAATCAAGAGGAATAGGCACCATCAATGGAAGACGTGCAACAAACTACCTCAGTAGACGCACCAGTCGCTTTGTCAGTTGACGAAGCCGCTGATGCAATCCTTTCGCGTTGGGAACAAAAGGACGCTGATACACAGCCATCCGAAGAACCAGAGACGGAAGAAACTCCAGATGTCACCGAAGAGACAGCAGACATCGAGGAGTTAGATGACGCTGAAACAGACAATCCTGAAGAGGAAGAAACAGACCAAGATGAAGACGATGCTGAAGAAACTGAAGACGATGACGAAGCTGACGATGAGGAAGCTGAAACAGTGTCTGATGACGCTCAAGTCGAAGTTACAGTCGATGGCAAAACACAGCTTGTATCTGTCAAATCGCTTAAAAGATTGGCTGGTCAAGAAGCTGCCATCACCCAAAAGTCTCAACAAGTGGCTTCACAGCGCAAAGTGCTGGACGATGCCATTGGGAAAAATCATCTCGCTTTTCAAAAGATGCTGGAAAAAGCTAATGAGCGTTGGAAGCCTTATTCTGAGGTGGATATGCTCGTTGCTGCGAAAGCTATGGAAACCGAAGATTTTGCGGCCTTAAGGAAAGAAGCAGAAGAGGCGTATAACGACCTCAAGTTTCTTAACGAAGAAGCCGATGCTTTCTACAAGAATGTCCAAGAACAGCGACAATCTCAGCTGCAAGAAGCAGCGAAAGAGTGCGTGAAAGTTCTAGCTGAAGACATCCCAGATTGGGATAACAAGCTATACAACGACATTCGCACCTACGCTGTATCGCAGGGATTAGATGAAGCGGAAGTCAACAATTACGTTGACCCGGCAGTAATCAAAATCCTCAACAAGGCTCGTTTGTACGATACCGGAAAACAGGTAGCGACAGTGAAGAAGAAAGCAGCCACCACTAAGAAGGTTCTACGCAACAGCAAAGCCCCAATGGGCGATAAGCAGCGTAAGAGCCAGAAAGTAGCCGAAGCGAAAGCAAAGCTGCGTTCAAGTGGAAACGACCTCGATGACATTGCAAATGCACTTCTGAGCCGCTGGGAAGCATAACCCAACGAAAACAGAAGGAATACAATACCGTGAGTACCTACACCACATACGATTCCGTGGGATTGAAGGAAGACGTTAGTGATATTATCACTGACATTACGCCTAAATCTTTGGGCCGATAGCTAGCAATGGCTATTTGATACTGTGTGAATTGCTGGAAACTCCCATGTGGACAATCAGCAGCCAAGCCCCATTAGGGGAAGGTTCAACGACCATTCCGAAAGGAAGTAGGTTACAAGCGTAACCGAAGCGCACAGCCCCTCTATCGAGGGTGAAGATATGGTCTCATCTTATGGGTAACCATAAGCAGCCGTGAGGCGGGTTGATGTTAGCGACATCAGCCGAAGATAATGACAGATACCCCCATGGTCTCAATGCTGAAGACACAGAAGGTTCACAACCGTGTCTATCAGTATCAGACAGATTCGCTTTCAGCTGCTGCGTCAAACGCACAGATTGAAGGTGCTGACCCAACAATGGCAACTTTGACTGCTACAACCATGATTTCGGGTAATACCCAAATCTTGACCAAAGCATTTCAGATTTCCCAAACTTCAGACGCCGTATCAACATACGGACGTGCCAAAGAAACAGCTTACCAACTTGGTCGTGCCTTGAAAGAAATCAAGCGTGACCTTGAATTTGCTTACGTTGGCGCATCAAACGCAGCCGT